AATCAGTAGCATCGTTGAAGTCGCCGATGAGGATGTCGAAAGTCTGGGCCCAACCCGAACCTACCGACTCTTGGATTGTACCGACAAGCTGTGAGTAGGTGCGAACCTTCGTTGCGGCTTCTTCAGACATCTTCTGTTGTTTCTGAAAACCCTCGATTTGAGCGTCAGTCAGACCCAAAGAAGCTTGAGTTGCGGCATCCATGTCGCCAGCCATGATCTTGAGATATGTCGACATGACATCTGCCGACAACCAGTTCTTCTCAAGAGACCCGTTGAAGTCTTTGGAGACTTCTTCGGCGGAAGTCGTGTTTGCTTCCAGGGTACCCATAGCATCGGCGATCTCGATAAGACCGTTCTGCAGGTTCTTGTTACCCATACCAACGTTCTGAAGAGAACGCCAGTCCATGAGTCGAATAGTACCAGCAGACAGAGCCTGAGAAAGCTGGTATGCAGCTCCAGCTGCGCCCTGAGCGGAGGTTCCCGAAGCAGCAGCTTCGTTAGAGAAACCCTTAATCATGCTTGTAGCGTCGCCGACTTTAATACCGGCGTTAGTGAACAGACCAATGTTCTTGGTCATGTCACCGAAGTTATAGATGGTCTTATCGGCGTACGCGTTCAACTCGTCGAGGTTTGCCGTAACCTCGGGAAGCTGCGTCCCGTATCGAGCGGTGTTTGCTAGAATTGTCTGAATAGAACCCATTTTGAGTTCATATTCGGCAAAACCCGCCTTCATTGGGTCAATCGTCAGAGATTTAGCAATGGTAAGACCGGCGTCCACGGCTTTGGACGCGATGGTGGCGAGAGCGGTAATACCCACAACAGATAGTGCGCTGAACTTGCCCGCAATATCCTGTACGCCGTTAGCCATGTTGGCTAGCGAGAAATTCTTGCCCGCAGCGTCCAGTTCGTTGAGACCTTTAGCGGCACCGCCGAGGTTAAGTGCAGACTTAAGCTTGTCAAGAGCGGACGAAGTATCGGCAACACCCTTATTAAACTGATTACCGTTAAACTTCATTCCGACGATGCGCTCGTCGATTTTGCTACTCATGCAGTGGTCACCTCCGTCCAAACATCAGCAAGAATCTGTTCAAAAATAGGTCGCATGGCAGGGTTGATATAATCACGACCTCGAACGTACCCACCGGTTCCCGTACCATGACCGTATTGAATACCAATGGCTACGGGAAAACCGTTTTCAATGTCTGAGTTTGTCCAAGTAATTTCGAACGAGCTCCTGGAGCGTTTAACTTCATAGCCCCAGGAGCCCGCCGCTAGACCTGAATCAACGGGGGTAGCAGCCGACAAAGCCTGCACCCCTTTTTGTGCGGCACCTTTTAGAACCTGCGCAAAGTCAAACTTCGACATACGCTTAAGGAAACGTTCCGTATTACGGAAATCTCCTGAATGTTCGTAAGTGATCACCGCATCTCCTTAATAATTAGTCACCAATCATCCACGCAAGGCCGTCAAAGGACGTCCATACGTTATGAGTCCCAGATCCATAAGCTTGTCCACGGACAAGAAAGTCAGATTGACCTTGATTAAGTCCCATAATATCAATTCGACAACTAGCGTCACCACTAACAGAGCAAAGAATGGTTCTTTTTTCTGGAAGAATCCAATCTTGCATGTTTGCGATTGGTTTCTCTATCGTTCCGACTTTAACAAGACCCGTAGAAAGGGCAAGTCCATCGGGTCGGCGAGCAACCCCAAGAGTAGGAAATCGACCGGCCTCGCCATATGTTGTTTCCCATTGGTTCCCCGTAGGAAGGTTGCGTATCCAAGGATATGCAGCATATGCATCAGCTGTAATGATCCGAACACCACAAAGACTTAGCCAGGTAGCACTACTGGGATTGCCACTTTTCCAAGTAACACCACGGTCACCACCCGCACCCTGAGTTGTAGGGAAAGAGCTCACGTAACCCAGGCCTTGATCTGTGGATGCGATATTGTGGGTCTGGAAAGGAGAGACATGACTTGCAGGTATTTTGAACATGACAGCGTCGCCGCCTTTTGCTCCACCTGTTACAAGTCCTTTAAACCAGACGACACCATACGGGTCTTTCCAATATGCGGGTTTGTACTCGTCACTCCAGGATTTCCAATTATTAACCCATTCGGTAATATTGGTCCAGTTAGCAACACCCGCCGCAGGAAATGCGATGCCGTCAAGAGACACCCAAACACCACTGCCAGATGCGAAGGAGCCTTCCCAACGAATTTCACCGTTAGTTCTAATGCTTACGGTTCGAGTAGTTCCGTAATTATTAACCGGAAAAATCATGGTGTTGTCTGGCCGAAATCCTGGAGGAAGTACCGCAATAAGTTCGTTCGCACTCCCTGTTTCTCGGGAAGACAAAAGACCCGAAAGAACCACAATACCCGAAGCCAGCTTTTGGACTCGAATATCATTGTATTCGTTAGACGAGCTACGAACATTGTATGGCATATAGTTTGAACCCAACCACGGTTCCATACTAATTTTACCACCGTAATTGGTGTGACCCGTGTGACCAAGAATGCGCCAAGAAGATCCTTCTCGAATCATCTCAACAGCGCGATTACCCCACTTTTGATATTTACCAATCCACTGGTAATACTCACTAGATAGTGTTCCTGAAGGAAGAAACGACACTCGAGCAGGACCGGCACCATTATACCCAGGATCAAGTAAAGCCTGCTGAGTCAATTGACCAACATCTGCTTTGAGAGCCCAAGGACTCGCAAGCGTCCCCGAACCACTAAGGGTCAAGTTGATGGTATCGGTATCAACAACACCCAACCTAGCAGTGGCTGAAATATCCCCAGCGTCAATTGTAGTACCGTCGGTTTTGGTAATGATAAGGTGATGCGCTGAATTAACCGCAATGTCAAGAACGGTGTTCTGCAAAATTGCTCTAATGTATTCGGCGGTATAGCCGTTAATGCTAGCCATAATATGCCTTCCTACAAAGAACTAATAGAATACGTTTTCGTGTCAATATACAAAGCCGAAGGCCAAGTAATTTCAAAGATTTCAGGAGTAACCATACGAATAGCCTCTTCGGGACCCTCAGCGGTCCATGTACCGTCGCCGTTATCTGTAATCTTTAGAATTGAGGCGTTCTCGAAAAGATTGATAACCGAAATCATACTAGGCATTTTGGGATCATTATCAACGGAGCCGTAAATAAGATCTTCAAGAGTCTTTACAGCCCACGGATATGCCACAAGGGTGTTAATGACGAAATGGGCGCTTGTTTCCCCAGAAGGAAGATAACTCCCCACCGTATCAATATCCCACTCAAAGATAGTCGGATTAACGCCCGTATCAACAGCTGTGTAATTTCGCGCAGCAGGAGTAGCTGTCGCGTTATACACGAGATGTATCAAATACCCCGAACCAATTTTGGTACGGTATGTAAAATTAAAAAGTTTTCGACGACGAACAAGTCCGTACTTGCCTACGCCATCGTAACCCTCAAACTCAAGAGGGTATGTATATGCTGAGATTTTGGCCGCAAATGAGCCAGGGTTGCGAGCTTGGTAATACCCAACTCCGTCAACATAGTTTTTGGTGATATCCGTGCCGGAAGGAGCCTCTGAAACCGTAATAAGGCCACTCCACGGGACTCCTACCCCATCCAAAGGATAAAAGACGCCCCGATCAATGCCGGTCTCGTAGAGGCGCTTGTCGGTATCTCCCCAGACAAGACTTGACATACGGGACGCTCCTTCCGGCACGAAATCTATTTAATTGTTAGGCCACAACTTTTCTAAACTGCGACGCCCACAATGCACGCTGACGCGAGACTGCAGGATATGGTGCCATGGCGTCAATATCCGAACTCGGAATTGTTGCCAGTGACGGGTCAACCGTAAACGAACCAGAAGCAACAGGTGCGCCCGGATTATCGATGACTTTCGTGTTTTCAACAAGGGTGAACGTGTGATTGCTCGATACCTTACCAAGAACAATCGACTTCTTCATAGTAATATCAACGGCCCCACCCACGAAAGCGTAAGCCTGCGTGGATTGGTACATATCACTACTTTGCGGGTAGCGATATCCCTGACGACTCTGACCTGCAACAAACAAGCTCGTATCGACAATCACCTGTTGTGCGTGAGGCGTCTCGGTCGCGATAAATCCCTGGTTAGAGGAGCAGAAAACCACTGAGTTGATGATTTTTGTTCCAATATTAGGGGATGAACCGCTAGCCGAGAGCTGGATAGTGTCGCAGTGACCTGTAGCACCATTGATCTTATAACAAGGTGCGAAATAACAACCACGCCATCCGCTTCGAGTTGCCGAGAAGCCGTTAGCGGTTCGAACGGCACATCGGTCAACTTCGGATACGTAAACATCCGGTCCGAAGACACACTCCACATACTCACAGTCGTTAAGTCCCGTACCACCGTTGGCGGTAAAATTACCATGGCGAGCAAAGGTGTGAGTAATATAGGTTCGACTCGAGTTTCGAATAAGTAGTGCGCAATCCGAGAAGTCTATACCAATGATAGAGAGGCCCTTGACGTTCACAAACGCAGAACCACTACCAGCAGCAGTAGTGACGCTACCGACACCGTCACGCGGGGTAATAACGATGTTCCACGTTCGATCGATTGAACCAATATCCTGAAGGACACCAACGCTGGACGAACCGGCGCCATTACCCGTCGGGAATTGACCCGGCGTAACCTCGATCTTAACCTTGGCCGACGTACCAGCCGTAGCCAACGCGTCCTGAATAGCGGTACCTACAGCATTCCATGTCGGGGCGACCGTGTACGTCTTATCAAACGCATCAGTCAAACGAGGAGTGCTTGCGGGCCAGTTAGTACCCGTAGCTCCATAAACACCCACAACCCCGCCACCAGTGCTACCCGGAGCTGCAATTGTGAAGTTATACGTGCGATCGTTGGTACCCACCGAGTTAGTAGCACGAATAACCAGCGTTTGCGCGCCAGTAACTGTGGGAATACCAGTCAGTCGACCCGAGTTAGACAAGCTCAATCCAGCGGGAAGACCGCTAATCACAGAATATGTGATCGTGGGATCTCCCGAGGCTGCGAACTGGAAGTCCACAGGAGAGTCTTTGGTCAAATTGAGTGTGGCAGCCGCAAGAACCGGAGCGTTTGCCGACGTCGGAGTATTCATTGTGCGAATGATCCAGTAATCGTACGCTACAGTTCGCCCACCCGAAGTGAACGAAATATAACTACCCGCTGCGATAGGTGAATTGTCAATCCACGACGCAACTTCCACATCGTTTACTCGAATCGACAAATATGCGACCGTCTTGGCAGCATTCATCGTTCGACGGAAGACAATTTTGTCCCCCACTTTAAACGAACTTGCCTCGGATGTAGAGAGAGCTTCTGAAGACTCCACACCGTTAGTTAGTTTGGTAATAGCAAGGTTTCCCGAATTGTACAAACGCATACGATAGAGGTTTACGTTAGTGGCCAACTCAGTAGAACGAGAAAGCTCAATCGAGATCAACTGAGTGATAGCAATGGTGTTCGGCATCGCCTTAACCAGGACTTCCACCTCTACGGTGTCAGAAGTCGAGGGAATAAGAACGCTACCGGTGCCCGTACCACTAGCTGTAATATCGTTGTTGGCAATACCATAAACGTTGGCAGCCGTAGACTGATATTTCTTGACGTTTCCGCCGTAAGCGTTATCGGTATCACGACCCGTAACATCCATGACGTTACTACCGGTACCATTATCAGAAGCGTAGGTGACCCACTGAGTAACAACCGGAGCGGGGTTGACTGTAATCTTATATTCACGAGACGTACTAGCCCCAGAATTAGAAGTCAACGTAATCATGGTGGTGAACACACCAACAGTCGTAGGCGTACCCGAAAGCACACCTGACGAAGAAAGTGTAATACCCGGAACAGCAGGCGACATAGTCCAAGTGAGTGTACCCGGACCTGTACCAGCCATCTGCATAGAATACGTACCATTAACGGTGACCGGATCGATGCTGGGTGTGGAAATGGCTAGAGGGATAGTACTTCCACCGGTTCCACCTCCGCTGCCTCCGCTACCGCCAGCTACATATTCCGCGATCATCTTGGAAATCAGCGCTTTAATGGCTGATGTTTGTAGACTAGTAATACTTGCCATGAGAAATCCTTAGTATTCGATCGTGAATGAACCGTCATCGAATGTCGTCACGCGGTCATGCGCAATAGTAAACTCACCATCAGCACCCAGCACCACGGCGTTACCCGTAGCGGTGTATTCGTCTGTGAGAGTTGTAGCGACCACAAAGCTATCAACCGGCGGTTTCCATGTAGACATCAGTGTGATGAGTTCGGATACCGAAGGGAGTCGTGGATCCGAGGCCGTGGATCCATAAAGCATAGCTTCGATTTGCGCAAGCAAAAGCGCAGGCGTCATTCGAGAGTCAATAATGAAATGCGCGGTGGGAGTATAACCACTTAAAAGCGGGGGTGTAGTGGTAATTTCCCAACTCAACGTCATCGGATCGACACTGGAGCCCATCGACTGATAACTTTTAGATGTAGCTGATGCGAGGGCATTGTAAATAAGATGGATCTTATAACCATAACCCAAACCTTCGGAATCATTCCCGACAAGAGTTCGGTAAGAAAAACCAAAAGACTTTCGTCGCTGTTGCGTAATGTAAAGTCCATTACGAATGCTGGCAATTCCATCGGCTGAATTAAACTCTGCTGGAGCAGAAAAAGCATCGATCGTGGCTGCGTATTCTTCAGAAGAAGTGAGGTTGAGATACTTGTATCCGTCAGAATAAAAAGGTCGAGGCGATCCGCCTGATGCTCTTTCACTGACACCTTTCAACCCGTTCCACGGAACACCCACGCCGCCCGCAGGATAAAGGACACCACGGTCAATGCCGGACTCGAAGAAACGTAGCCCGATGACATCCCAAGAAAGTACTGCCATTGGTTGTTCCTTCCTTTGTCTAACCGGCGCTGTTGTGTTGTTTGCGTCGAGCCTCATTCAAAGCTCGGTTTTGCTCGGCAATTTGAGCTGCCGACATCTTCTTC